AGCCTGACCGATAGCAAGGATGTAAAGAGCGCAGTACTACGGTGGTTGCACGAGGCGATTGATGCGATGAATAAAGCAGTGGATAGGTACGATGCTACCGCCACGCTAAACCTTCGCCAGTCGTTCCGTGCTTCCGACTTCCGCTTGGATGGTCAGGCGTTGAAGATTGACCTTGAAGGCGCGGAGTACTGGGCCTATGTAAACTACGGCGTGGATGGGGTGCAGAACAAGCGCGGCCTTCCGTTCAGCTTCCGATACATCAGGCCCAGCAAGCGGCACGTGGCGGCAATCCGCAAGTGGGCGATTGACAAGGCGTTGGGCATCCCGAAGGAAGAGATTGACGAGGCCGCGTACAACATAGCGCGCGCCATCAAGAGGCGAGGCATTGAGCCGCGACCATTCTACACGGATACGATGACGGACAAGCGCGTGAACGAATTGACCGTGACTATTGCCGACATCACAGGGCAAAAGATAAGCCTGCGCCTACTTTCCGAATTTGGCAAACAAACAGCAACCAGACGATGAGCATAACGATTGTATCTTCCCTTCCCGCCTTACTTCCTGTCGGCAACAGCGATGTTGTGGTGGTCAGCAGTAACCTAACCGCATCCGCAAACTTCCGCTATATCTGCGATGTGAGTGGTAGCACGGCAAGCGCACGATTGAAGTGCGACAAACTACCGACAACCAGTTTCGGATTCTTTGGCGTGAGCAAGGTGGTTGAAACGCTGATATTGCCCGCAGTTCCGCAAACCACAAGCGGATGGCAGTCGGGCGGCTATGCGGTGAAGGCGAACCTGACCTTTCGTGAAGAGTACGGTTCACCACCAACGGTGGCGACAGGAACAACAACAGGTTCAGTCATCGCGTGGCAGGCGGCGTTCAGGCAACAAGATTACAACACAGCCATTGCCGCGCCAACGACTTACTACGCCGCTACGGTGAGCGGTGACGCTGTCGCATTGAAGGTGGTGAGCAACAGGCCAACAACGCAGACGCTGACCAGCGGAAGCAACGACTTCCTGTCGATGGTTGTTGATTCAGCCGTGACAGGTGTTGCCCTTCGCGTCACTTACGACAGCGGCGCAACGCGGTCGCCATTCTTGGTCACAGGAACGGTGAGTGGACTTGCGCCTTTGATTAACGCAGGGCCGAGAGGGTTGTACAACCTAACATCAGCGCAGTGCAGTGATGGCAGTGCAGGTTCGGTCAACTTCCCAACGCAGGGAGGCACAATAGCTGTGCAGATGACCGCCAATACAGCAGGTGGCATTACATCCGCATTCAGCCGCACTTCGGTCTACTACTACACCATCGACAATTGCGAGCGATACGACCAACTGCGCGTTTACTTCCGCAATATGTACGGCGGAGTGGATGGCTACACGTTTACAAAAAAGAACCGACAATCGGTAAATGTAAACCGACAAACCTACGGCTACAACAACAGCGTCTATGGCGATGACCAGTTCGACAAGCAGTGGAGCGTCACTTACCGCGACACGTACAACCTACAAAGCGATTGGCTATCGGATGCGGAGTTCAGTTGGCTTCAAGAGATGATTTACAGCCCTGAATGCTGGATTGAGTTAAGTGGTGCGTTGGTACCTGTGGTGGTGCAGACAAACACATACAACATTATGAAGCGCATCAATGACCGATTGCAGGCCATTACAGTTGACGTGCAGGTAGGCTACGAAAATACCGCGCTATGATGACCAAGTTTGTTTGCTACCCTGACGCGGACAACCCAACGACAGGCTATGACCTTGACCTATCTGCGGACACCGACATCGCCATCACGTTCAGCGTTCAGGATTTGGCTGACATCACCAAGCGGCGGGGAGCGTTTAGCAAGACAATTGCCTTGCCATCCAGCAAAGGCAATGACATCGCCTTCCGCTATGCGTACAACGTGCAATCCTTCGTGGGCGGGTTCACGCCAAACAAGCAGGTGAAGTGCGCGCTTTGGAATGATGGGGTGCAGGTGTTTCGTGGCACGATGCAGATGCTGTCGATGTCAGTGACGCGAGGGGTGGCAACCTACGAAGTGGGCATCTACGGCGAGGAGGTGAGCCTGTTCAAAGCAATGGAAGGGGTAAAACTGGTGGACACGGTGGGCGTGACAGGGATGAACCACACCTTTACCGAATCGCTGGTGACTGGAAGTTGGGATGACACGTTCAGCGACGCAAGTGGGTTTGTGTATGGTGCGGTTGATGCATTAGGATTGCCGCACTGCTTTAATGTTCCCAACAATTATCTGGGTGGCGTAATTGCTAATGCTTACCGCAGTTTGTTTCGCCTTGTGCCGATTGAAATTATGCGACCGAATATTTGGGTCAAGAAAATGATTGACCTAATATTTGCCCAACACGGCTACCGCTACGAATCCACCTTCTTTCAAAGCACGGAATTTGAGCGGCTTGTCCTTCCGTATGCGGGCGAGCCATTTACGCAGGCAAGTGGTGAAAACAACTGCTACGTTCAGGCTTCGGGGTACACTTGGGAAGGCACGGAAGATTACACGGTGCTGTATGACAATGCATCTTCGCCGTTTACAAATACAGGCGATGGCACGATGGATATGGGAACAGGCGTGTACACGGCGGCAAGTGGTTATTCAGGCAGGTACAATCTTGGATTTTCTTTTGTATTCAACAACCTTTCCGTTGGATTTACATACGACTGGTCAATTCAAGATAGCGGCGGCACGGTGTTGAAAGATGTTGGCGGCAGGTCAATTGAAGAAACAGGCATTGACGACCCAATATTGATTCGCAACTATTCGATTGTGTTGGCGGCCAACGATACGTTGAAATTGGTCATCACTGCAAATAATAGCGGCATCGAACTGATGGACAATGGCACTATTCAAATCAACCTTGTTCAGCGCATCGGCTTAAATGGTGCGGCTATCGATATGCGCACGGCATTACCTGCCGACATCTTGCAGATTGACCTGCTTTCGGATTTGCAGAAGATGTTCAATTTGTACTTCTACCAATCGCCGCTTGACCCAACGCTAATTTACATCGAGCCGTTTAACGAGTTTTATACGAGCGGCGTGGTGGATTGGTCGCAGAAATCAGACGAAGCGCAGGAGATAACTATCACAATGGGCGACCCTGAATTGCGCAAGCAGTTCACCTTCGCATATCGAAATGGGGGCGAGGCGTTAGCCAAAAGCTATCAAAACACTTGGCAAGAAGGCTACGGATGCAGGATTTACGACACGGACAACTTCTACGGCGTTGGTGAACAGCGCATCGAAACCAAGTGCGCTACGGTTATACCTGCGCAGTACCAAACAAACATCGTGCTGGGGCGAACCTTCGATGTTGAAACCGATGGAACGTTGCGGCCAATGAAAACAGGCTATCGGATAGCACAGTACAACTACATTGAGATGACACCTGCGCCGAGTGGGTCAACGCAAGATTGGTTTTATCTGCAAAACATAACGCAGGTATCTTCGCAAGTTTCAGGCACTTTCCTTCCCTACATCGGCCACGTTGACAATCCATATGACCCACAACAGGACTTGGCATTTGGAATGCCGAAGCAGATATATTTCGCGCTTCCCGATGGTCAGGGCGGATATACGCCGTACACGAACAACAACTTGTTCAACGGCTATTGGAAGACCTACGTGGAGGAAATTGCAAGCAAGGAAGCGATGACCGTACAGGCCACCTTCTTGCTCACCGTTACCGACATCGCGGCACTTGACTTCCGCATCCCTGTTTATTGGCACGGAGTTAAATGGCGGTTATTGGAAATCAGCGACTATCGTGTTGGTCAGAATGTGATGTGCAGGGTAACGCTTCGCCGCATCCTGAACCTTGCCGAATTTACAGCGCAAACGGTAACACCAAATTTGAACTACAACCTTGAATCCGAAGTGGATGGCGAGGTCACACCAACATTTACAACACCAGTACAGGTACGCTAATGGCAGACGTTAAAAACACCGTAGTCGTTGGTCTTCGGCTTGAAGACGAAACGCAGAAAGGCACACAATCGGCGAGGTCGCAACTTAAATCCCTTCGCGATGAGATGCAGGCGTTGGAGCAGTCAGGGCAGAAGAACACCCAACGCTTCCGCGAATTGCAGGCGCAAGCGGGTGGATTGGCAGACCAGATTGGCGACACGCAGGCGCAAATCAAGGCGATGGCTTCCGACACGAGAACGCTGGACACCTTGCTTGGCGTGGGTCAAGGGTTAGCGGGTGCATTTGCAGTCGCACAGGGTGCGGCGGCGTTGTTCGGCGATGAGAACGAGGACTTGCAGAAGGCGATGATGAAGGTGCAGGGTGCATTGGCGTTGCTAAACGGAGTGCAGGCGGTCGCTAACGTGTTGAACAAGGATAGCGCGGTTATGGTGAACCTGAACGCAGTTGCGCAGAAGGCTTATGCATTTGCGGTAGGAACCAGCAACGTGGCCCTAAAAGCATTTAGGGTTGCCCTGATTAGCACAGGTATTGGTGCGGCTGTGGTGGCACTTGGATTGCTGATTGCGCACTTTGACGAAATTACTGCGGCAGTTAAGAAGTTTCTTGGCATCAAGACGCAAAGCAATGAGGCGATAAAGGATGGCACAAAGGCAATGGAGCGCGAGGTCGAAATCCTGAAGGCACGTGGTGCAAGTCAGGAGCAAATCTTTGCGCGTGAGTTCGACCTGTCGCGTGAACGGATGCGGATGGCGAAAACTGCAGAAGAACAGGACGAGGCACGCCACCAGCACAACCTACTGCGGGCGCAGTACGAAACCTACCTCAAAGAACAGCAGTTAAAAAAGCAGGAAGAAGACCAAAAGGCGCACGATGCGCGGATGGATGAACTGCGCAAAAAGCGCGAGCAAGCATTGAAGGATGCGGAGGATTTGGTGTACTTGGAGCGCGTGGATGGCTTGAAGCAATTTCTTGAAAGCGCGAAGACGCAAGAGCAGGGGTTGCACGTAATTAAGCGGAATGGCGTTGACGCGATGCTCAAGGAATCAGAACGGCAGCGGCAACGCGAGAAGGAGATTGAGCAAGCGAAAATTGAGACGGCAAGGCTGGGATTTCAGACCATTGGCAATCTTGCGACCTTGTTTGCAGGCAAGACCGAGCAGGGACAACGCCGCGCCTTTGAGGTCAATAAGAAGATGAATATGGCAATTGCGCTGATTGAGACCTTCCGTGCGGCGCAGGCGGCGTACTTAAGCCAAATGACTATACCCGACCCTTCCGCACCAGTTCGTGCGGCCATCGCGGCGGCGGCGGCAACAGCGGCAGGGTTGGTGCGAGTTGCGCAAATCAGCAAGCAGCAATTTCAATCGCCAAGCAACGGCGGTGGAGGTGGAGGCGGTGGGTCAATGGGAGGCGGTGAAGGCGGAGGAGGTATGGCCGCACCAACAGCAACCAACCCGAACAGCCAACTGCTGAACCCACCTGCCAACGGACAAGGGCAAGGGATGCGGGCGTATGTGGTTGAATCCGACATCCGCAGTGTAAGCGGCAGGCTTCGCAGGATGAGTGAATTTGCAACGTTGGGCGCATAATGGTATTTAGCAATATGGAACAGCTACCTGTATACCTGATGACGATTGACGAAGATGGCGAAGGCGTAAGCTACGTCAGCCTCGTGGAATCACCCGCAATCGAGCGACCTTTCATCGCCTTATCCAAACAGCACCGCTTCGCAGAAGACGCGGCACTTCGCATCCTGACAGGCCCGCTTATGCTGGCAGACACGCCAATCATCCGAAGCGATGACACGCGGGGCAAGTACTACGTGATGTTTGACAAAGACACCATCCGCAAGATGGTGCAGAAGTACTTTAAACAGCAGAACCAAGCGAAGGTAAACGCCGAACACAGCAAGCCACTGGATGGAGTGTATATGTTTGAATCGTACCTGATTGACCGCGAGCGCGGGGTGAATCCACCGAAGGGATTTGAAGATGCACCTGATGGCAGTTGGTTTGGTTCGTTCAAGGTGGAGAACGACAAGGTTTGGGAAGAGCGCGACCAGTTCACAGGGTTCAGCATTGAGGGCTACTTTGGGATGCAGGCAACCGAATCGAGTTTGGAGGCGGCGATGGCGAGCCTTGAAGAAGCGTTCAGCGTTTTTTTGCATACTATCCAAACACGTGGTATTTAACTACAAAAGCGACCTATGAGCATAGCAAATCGTTTAACTGAACTGGCTGACGCACTGCGGAAGTTTACCGCAACGCCAACGCCGCAAAACTTTGCAGATTACAAACTTGAAGATGGCACGATGGTGCGTGTTGATGGCGACTTGATAGCAGGTACGCCTGTGTTCGTTGTCACCGAAGAAGGAATGCTACCCGCACCTGATGGTCAGCACACTGTTCCCGAAGTTGGCGTTATCACAACCGAAGGCGGCAAGATTGTCGAAGTGGGTGACTTGCCAGCAGGCGAGCCAGTGGTTGAGGAAGAAGTAGCCGCACAGGAGGTGGAGATTGAAGTCGCGCCTGAAGGCGAGATGATGCCAAAAGCAGGCGACAAAATGGAGGAGCGGATAGCCGCACTGGAAGCGAAGTTGGAGGAGTTGTTGTCAAAATTGGCAGGTGCGATGGAAGCCAATACCGCGCGCTTTGACCAGTTGGATGCCGAGGTTCAGAAGATGAGCAAAGTACCAACCGCAGAGCCACGCAAGCGAACCAGTGATGCGATTGTCGAGAACATCAAGTTGTCGCGCAACACGAACTTTGAAGCATTAACAAATAACCTAAAAAACCTAAAATAAAAAGATTATGGCATTTTCACTTGGAGGATTAACATCCTACGTTGAGCAACAGCGTTTGCCGTTGCTGACAAAAGCGGTTTTCGATGCGAAGACCCAATCATTGATGCAGAAGCGTGTGGGCGTTAAGTTTGAGGAATCCTTGAACTTGATGGACACCGATGCTGTGTTTCAAGCCGCATCCACCTGTGCGTGGAATGCGTCAGGTACAACCACGTTCAGCCAGCGTAACATCAGCGTGGCACGTGTAAAAGTGCAAGAGGAGTTGTGTCCTCGCTCACTTGAACAGTACTGGATGCAAACCCAACTTACGCAGGGTAGCAACTACGAAGGCGTACCTTTCGAGCAAGCGTTTGCAGAGCAGAAGGCGAAGCAAATCGCCAAGAACATCGAGAACGCCATTTGGCAGTCAACAACCGCAACAGGCGCATCAGGATGGACTGGTTCATCTGCATCATTGAGCGGTGACGCGAATCTGAACAAGACCGTTGGTTTATTGCACTTGATGGAGAAGACCACTGCATCCGCTTCAATCGTGTCGAGCCTTGCAGGTGCGGCTTTCAGTGACACCACCATCGTGAGCGCGTTTGAGAACGTTTACCAAAACATCCCTGTTGAAATCATTAGTAAGGATGACATCTACGCCTTCTGCGGATGGGACACTTACCGCATCCTTGCGAATAAACTTGTAGGCTTGAACTTGTATCAGGGCGACCTTGGGCAGTTGGGTGCTGGCGAAATGTTCTTCCCTGCGACCAATATGAGAATCTGCGCGGTGAACGGATTGAATGGCACGCGCCGCATTGTGGCAACGTCATTGAGCAACCTGTTCTTCGGAACTGACCTGCTTTCAGATGAGGACACCTTCCGCATCTGGGCGAGTTACGACAACGACCAAATCCGCTTTCAAGCGGCACTGAAATACGGTGTGCAGTTTGCTTATCCCGAGTTTATGGTGTTGTACAAGGCGAGCAACGCAACGACACCTGCTGGCTGATAACAGGGCAGGGAAACCTGCCCTTCTTTTTCTTTTGACACTATAAAACAAGAAAAAATATGAGCTGCGCACTTACATCAGGTTATGCATTAGGATGCCGCAACAATGTCGGCGGCATTAGCGAAATTAGGCTTGCATCGTGGAACGTCACTGGGTCAGTAGCCACCAACACCACAGGCACGGTGACTGGCTTCACAGGCTACGCTTCGGGAAGCAATGCCTTCTACAAGTTTGAGTTGCCGAAGGGCGTGGGTCAGTTTACTGAAACCACCAACGCCAGCGTTGAAAACGGCACTATCTTTTACCAGCAAGAAATGACTTTGGTCATCAACAGGCTCACGCAAGAAGTACGCAATCAGTTGCGCCTTGCTTCGAATGGCAGGTTGTTGGCCATTGTAACTGACCGCAACGGCAAATATTGGCTGTTGGGTGAAACGAATGGCATCGAGGTGACTGGCGGCACAGCGCAGTCAGGCACAGCGATGGGAGACCGTGGTGGTTATGAGTTGACGTTCACGGCGATGGAGGCACAGCCTTGCAGGGAAGTGCTATCGACTGTCATCGCAGGTGTGACGTCAGGTACGCAAATCACAGGCGGCGCGAATTAAGTGTAGTTCAGTTTGGGTTGGTTGAAAGCCAGTGCGTAAGGGTCGCACTGGCTTTCTTATTTTTGCACAACACAAACCCTTAAATCTGCACAATGAGAATATGCATCGTTTACAACCAACACCCAACAGGATGCAGTTACTACCGACTTGAAATGCCAAACGCGGCCGTTCACGACCTATGCGGTGGGGTGGTGGATTTTGTCAGCATCGATGACATCAGGAGAATGGAAGAGGATGAGTTGAAAACGATTGACCTATTCTTGTACAACCGCACTTGGATAGCAGGGCCGTTGGAAGCGGTGGAACAGGTGGCCAACATCCTTCGGCAGTTTGGTGCGCGTATCATTTTGGATATGGATGACTATTGGCATTTAGGCACAGGGCATAGCTTTTACAGGCACTACCACGACACCAAGATGCCCGCCATCATTGAGAAGCATATCCGCCTTGCTGACCACATCATCACGACCACGACCTACCTGCGCGATGAGTTGGTCAAGTTCAATAAGAACGTCAGCATCTTCCCAAACACGCCATACATCCAGTACAAGCAGTTTCAGGAACAGCCAACGCAAAGCGAGCGGGTGCGGTTCGGTTACTTCGGCGCGGCCCAGCACACGGAGGATGTGGAGTTGATGCGGTCACCACTGCAACGCCTGTCGGATGAGGTGGAACTGGATGGGAAGTATATGATTTACTTGGCAGGGTGGAACGAAAACAACCCAATCTATCAAGGCTATGAGCAGGTGTTCAGCAACAAGGGCAAGAACAACAACTACTCACGCATCCAAGCGGCGGACATATACAGCTACGTTCAAGGTTACAATTGGGTGGATGTGAGCCTTGCACCGCTTCGCGACACCAAGTTTAATCGCTTGAAGTCGGAGTTGAAGATAACGGAGGCGGCGTGGATGGGCAAAGCAGTCATTGCCAGCGAGGTGCCTATGTATGCGGATTGCATCGAGAATGGCGTGGATGGGTGGCTTGTTCCTGAAAAGAAGGACAAACTGTGGTATAAGTATATGCGGGCGTTTATTAACGAACCTGCGATGGCAAAGGAAATGGGTGAGCGGTTGCGGGCGAAGATGCAGGGCAAGTTTGACATCCAGCAAATCAGCGAGGCGAGGCTGAATTTGTACAAAAGCGTGGCGCGTGGTATTTAGAGGTAATGCTATACCTGAAAGCCAGCCAATCGAATACGATTAACGTCACGTGGACTGAACGCGCAACCAACGCGACCATCTACAAGTTGATACTGACCAACATCGCGAAGAACACCAGCACGGTGGTGTACATTGACGCGATTAGCAACGCATCCAGTTACGAAGAGAGATACGACCGCTTCACGTTTACGTTGGGCGCGCTTGAAAAGGGGCAGTACAAATACGAGGTCTTGCAGGATGCTAACGGCTACGCGGCGGGTGACGCACTTGGTGGCGGCCTGTTTGTGTTTGAGGATTCAGGCTATGCGTACATCAGTGCGACGGCTGACCAAGCAACGGACGCGCCGTGGGGATGTCAAGGAACGGATATAAGCGGCACATTGAGTGCAGTTGGCACAGGCTCGGCAAACACGGCGTTAATCGTTGCAGATTGCGCCACATCGGGTATAAGTGCGCGGATTTGCGATGAATTGACCCTGAACGGGTATAGCGATTGGTTTCTTCCTTCGCTTGATGAATTGGCCGAAATGTACACTAAATTGAAGGTGAACGGATTTGGTA